ATTGACACCTACCGCATCGACAACTACTTTAAACCAAGCGCAAGTTAACCAAATGGGCAACCAAGCGGCTAGGGCTTATGTTGTAGAAAGCGATGTTAGTGGTAACCAAGAAAGGATTACTCGTTTAAACCGCGCGGCTAGAATTAATTAAAAGTACATAATCTAGAAAAAAGATATTTATTAAATATGGACTTACCTATTTACGAACTTAAGATTCAAGAAGATTTGCAAGACGATGCCGAGGTATCGTTTATTGCACTTGTAGACAAGCCGGCAATCCAACGTGACTTTGTAGCATTTAGCCAAGATTTTATTAACCCAACTAAAGGTGAAGGCAAAGACGCCTTTTTACCAAGGTGCATAAGCTATGTGATTAACGAAGGGAAAGAAAGCGAGCAAGCCGTAGCTATATGCAATTCAATTTGGGAGCAGCATTTTGCCGAAGAAAGTTATAACGACTATCCGGAATCGGCTAAAAATAATGCAGAAAGGGCGATAAAATTAAACGATAAGCTTAATAACAAATGCGCTACTCAAGTAGGTAAGGTAAGGGCGCAACAAATAATGAAAGGCGAAAACCTAAGCAAAGAAACTATAAAGCGTACCTATTCTTATTTAAGCAGAGCAAAAGAATACTACAACCCTAGCGATAGTGAGGCTTGCGGCACAATTAGTTACCTTTTATGGGGTGGCGATCCGATGCTAAATTGGTGTGAATCTAAAATGAATAATGAAGATTTCAAGTCAGCATCTATGGCATTTGCTATCCAGGACGAAGATAAACACATTATAAGCGGGCCATTGATGCTTGCCGACAAACCTATTTATAGAAACAATAAAAAGTTTGGCGAACACTTTGTAACCTTTAGCGCCGAAACTATTAAAGACATTGCCATTAAGTTTAGCAAGAAAGGCTACCAAGGCAATGTTAATTTGATGCACGATCAAGACATGCAGCTTGACGGCTTAATTATGTTTGAAAGTTTTATTGTTGACAAAGCTAGAGGCATACACCCAATGGCGGGTTTTGAAGACGCAAAAGACGGAAGCTGGTTTGGTAGCTTTTATGTAGAAAACGAACAAGCATGGAATTTAATTAAACAAGGCAAAGTAAAGGGCTTTAGCGTTGAGGGTTACTTTGAATACCCTAGCGAAAAGAAGGCTCCAACCTATGCCGAACAAAAGCTAGCAGAACTAGCAGAGTTATTAAAAGTACCTTTAACACTTAAATAATATATATAAACATGGAACAAGCACAAAACATTCTAAACAAAGTTTCTATGTTCTTCGCAGAACTTGTAGGAAACGAACAAATGCCAATGCCTAGCGGCGAAGTGGCGGCTCCAGTTAAAATGATGGAAGCTAAATTAAAAGATGGTACAGTAGTTGAAGTTACCGAACTAGTAGTAGGTGGTATTGTAACTATTGAAGGCGTACCGGCACCAGTTGGTGAGCATGAATTAGAAGATGGCACTGTTATTGTTTTAGGCGATAATGGAGCAATCATGGAAATTAAGCCAAAGATGGAAGACGAAGTAGAAGTTGAAGTTCCAGTAGTTGAAGATATGAGCGCAAAGTTTGCTGCTTTTGAATCTGCAACTAACGAAAAGTTCACTGCTTACGAAAACAAGTTTGCTCAATACGAAGCTAAGCTTGGTCAAGCAAATAAAGTAATTGAAGGCCTTATGCAAATTAGCAAGATGCTAGTTGAGGCGCCTCAAAGCGCACCGGATGCTGGTGTTAAAACAAGCAATGCTTTTGCAAGTCAAAAACTAGATGCAAAAAGCGAGTTCGAGAAATTCTCAAAATCAATTTGTTCATAAACTAAAAATTAAATAAAATGGCATTATCATTCAGCGGCATAAGTGCATATACTAAACAAGACATTGCACCCTTATTGACCGAAGCAGTTTTCTCTGCAACAACACAAGGTTTAATTAAGTCTGGTGGTATCTTATTACCTAAGACAAAATCTGCGGTAGCGGTTCCAAAATTAGCTACAAACGCAAACTTCCAAGCTGACGCATGTGGTTGGAATGCAAGTGGTACAACTACTTTGTCTCAAGCTACTGTTACAGTTGGTAAAATCAAAATCGAAGAAGCAATTTGCCCTAAAGATTTTGAAGCTTATTTCTCTCAAGAAGCTTTAAGAGCGGGATCTACTTACGAAGATTTTGGATGGGCTGAGTTCCAAACTAAATTTGCTGAACAAAAGAACAAGATGATTGCAAAGCAATTAGAAGTTGGTATTTGGCAAGGTGATACTGATTCAGCTAGTGAAAACTTAAAGCGTTTCAATGGTTTAATCAAGTTAATCGACGCTGGTTCTCCGGTTGATGCTAACGTATCTGGTTTTGTATCTGGCGCTCCTATTTCTACTTTGACTGTAAATAACATTGTATCTGCTTTACAAGGTATGTATAGAGCTATCCCAGTTGAAATCATTGACGCTGAAGATTTACATATCTTCGTTGGACATGATGCTTACAGATTAGCAGTTTTAGCTTACCAAGCGTTAAACTTATACAACTACCAAATTGATGGTAGCGCAGACAGAATGTTTGTTATCCCAGGAACTAACGCTAAGTTAGTAGCAGTTAACGGATTGAACGGAACTGGTGACATGTACGCTACAACTTTGTCTAACATCGCAATGGCGTTTGACTTAGAAGCAGAAGAAGACAACTACACTATCTGGTATTCTAAAGACAACAACGAAGTTCGTTATAGAGTAGCTTTCAAATTAGGAGTTAACGTAGCTTACACACAATTCTGTGTTAAGTTTAAGGCGACAATCTAATTAATATAAATTAACCAAAGAAAGGCGGTGCAATAAACGCCGCCTTTTTTTTAAACTTTTTTTTTATGCCATGTGCAATAACTAGCGGATATACAATCGATTGCCGCGAAAACATAGGAGGATTAAAATCAGTATTTATTGCCGAGTTCGGTAATATTTCTGGCGTTACTGAGGTGAGCGGTTTAGTTACCGGAATCACTAAAGCAACTGGCAAGCGTTTCTACAAGTTTGAGGTGCCACGTGCAACTTCAAATACAAGTTCTAACGCTACCGGTTCCGAAGAAAATGGATCTTTGTTCTATACTCATCAAGTAGTATTGCCTTTGAACAAAAGGGATAGCACAACCGCTAACGTGGTGCGTACTCTAGCTAAGAATAAATTGATGGTAGTAACCCTAGACATGGACGGCAACTACCGCATGTTTGGTAAAGCAAATGGTCTTTATTTAGCATCAACCGAGAATGGTAGTGGTACCGCGGCGGGTGATCGTAACGGATACAATATCACTTTGACTGGTGTTGAGCCAGATGATTTCTTACAAGTATCTAGTGCAGTAGGCCTAGCGCTTGAGACTGCTGGGTAATTCTACCTTAAGTAGTATTTAATTATGCCCTACCTACTTTGTGTGGGTAGGGTTTTTTAATTTATAACAAATGTTACATATATATAAAGGCACTAACAATAACTTAATATTTACGGGCTTAGAATTGGCGACATTAACTAACCCATATTATTTATTTATTTTTGATAGTGCTACCGAAGAAAATGTTATATTTGTAGGAACTAATATTAGCACCGAAGATAGGTATCAAAAAGTATTAGTTTTAAATAGTGTTTTCATTAATAAAGAAAGCGGGACTTGGCGTTACAGAATAAGAGAGCAAGCAAGTTCAAGTAATACCGATGAGGCCTTAAGTGGTAATATAGTAGAAGAAGGTTTTATGTATTTGCACGATGCAACTGCATTCCAACCGGTAGAATATAACCAACAAGATAACGAATTTAAAACTTACAATGGTGAATAAAGCATACAACATTATAAACGTTCAATTTGACCAAGCACAACAACCTAAATTTGAGGAGAAGAAAGGTCGTAACTATGTTGAATTTGGCGAACGAAACAACTACCCAAACTACTTGATTGACCTATTTGGCGAAAGTCCAAAGCACGGCGCAATTGTTAAAGGTAAAGTGAATTATATTTTTGGTAAAGGTTTTGAGGATATTACTCAAAAAGCTAATACCCAAGGCGAGACCTGGAATCAAATTTTAAAGCGCTCAATCTTAGATGATGAATTACATGGCGGTTTTTACTTGCAAATTATTTATAATGCGCTAGGTAAAATTAAGGATGTATTCCACATTGAGTTCCAAAAGGTGCGTGCAAGTAAAGACTTAAGCACTTACTATGTTAAAAAC